ATTTAGTAAAAAACGCCCCTAGTGATGCAAGTACCCCCCTTATTTGGCTAAAAATGGGGTTTTTGTTATTTCACCCCTGTTTTTGGGCTAAAAATGATGCCTCGTTTTTGGGCTAAAAATGGGGTATACCCGATTTAAAGGCTAAAAACAAAGAAAAACCCTCCACTAACTTTTTGAAAAAACCCGATAAACTCTATCTTCTGTATCAAACCCAGTATATTGCTCCTATGCTGCTTGTTTGCTGTTACCTATGCACTCAGTCCTTTAAATGTATGTATGCTCTTAGAATCAATCCTGCTGACTCTCAAGACTTCTAAGCCTTTCATAGTCCTTTCTTGTTTTAATAGCATGACACTTGTTGCAAAGTGGCTGTAGGTTATCTAAATCTAATCTTTCACCTTTTTCTTTTAGGGGCTTGATATGGTCAACCATTTCTGCTAATGCACTTTTGCACATTCTGCATATTGGTTCATTTCTTCTAACCAACTTACTTACCTTACTCCAATGATAATCATAACCTCTTTGTGCAACTGTTCCTTCTTTTAATGTTCTTTCTTTTTCTCTTTTGTTTTTTGCTTTTGCCTTTCGTATCTCTCTTTGTTCATTGCATCTTTTGCAAAGATGAGTTCCTTTAACACTAAGAACTTTACAACCATTAAGACAATAAGTTGAAATACTTCTAGGCATCAGGTTCTTCTATTTGTATTACATCTGCTCCACCATGAATAGCAATAATACTATAAGCACACTTTGCACCTTCTAGCCAAAACATTTTTGTTTCATCAGTAAGTTCATTCCATTCTAAAAAGTATTCTTCCTCATCATCTCTTGATATACATGCTGAGCCTGCTACAGAAAGATGTATTCCCATAGCAACTTCAAGCAGCAGACTCTTACTAGGTTGTGGCATCAAAGCCTCAGTATGGTCAACCTTAATTGCATGTTTATCTTTTTTTGACATCTATTTATTAAGAAGCCTTTTAACTGCATCAGCCATATAAACACCTGTGCAAAATGAAACGCAACTTACTAACATGATAAACCATGCTGTACCCAAAAATGAATCAAAACTTGCTAACATAAATTTATTCCTTATCTAACATTTCTCTAATTGTAACATAACCATACGCAAGACTAATTAAACCCGATGCAACAAGCATAGGAATTAGTATCCAATCAGCATAAGTCTGTACTACAAAATTTAATAAACAAAGTCCTACACCAATCCAAATGGCTCTTAGCCCCATCGAGCCTTTAGTAATAACTAAAACTGCAACACCAATTAAAGTACAAATTGCACCAATGTAATTTAACATGCCTAAACCTGTACTTGCAACTGTAACTTCATTTGCAACATAAGATACCTTTTGACTAAGAGTTGGTTCTGGAACAAATGCTCTTGATATAGAGCTACAACTTGTTAAGAAAAAAAGTAAGAATGGCAGGAATAAGCCCAGCAATTGCACCAACAGCGCCTGCATACATTCGGCTTTGTGCTTTATGCACTGCCATGTCTTGCTGAAGTGTATTAACTCTTTTTTCAATGCTGCGTACATCATGCTCTATTTCCTCAAGTCTGTGTAGAACTAGTTTTTTATTTTCCGTCCAACCATTAATAGATTGTGTCGGGTCATAATCGTTGTTACTTCTTGCCATCTCATTTATTCTTCCTTATCTCTTATCGTCTTTACAACTGCTTTACAAAATTCTTTTAGGTCACTTGCTCTAACAGTTATTAATAAATCTCCTCTATTTTTTTTATGTGCAACATATGGAATTGAATCACCGCAATCTGCAACTGCTTGCCCCATAGCCTTAGTTAAGTTTAGAGCCTCAACAAACTTTACTTCACAATGTGTATTGGGGAATCCTCCAACAACATCTGCATCATTGTTTGCACCACAATATTGTTGGCTTCTCCGAGCATCTAAACCAAATTCATTTTTTAAAAAGTGAACAACACATAGTTCACCTCTTTTTCCTTTTCTGTTTGAGTTCATTTCTTAATTCCTTGGCAAATGCTCTTTGATTTTCATAACTAATTCCCCTTTTCCTTAACTCTCTTGGCTTGTAACCTTCTATTCTAGCAATTAGCCATTCTTGATTCACTTTAGTATTATTATTTTTACTTTTTACTTCAACAAAAGTTTGTGGTTTACTTTGTTGTTTTTTTTCTACAAGCTCTGTACTAACTATTTCTGTTTTTCTATATTTTGCTTTTCCATCTTTTGTTTTTAGATATCTTTCTCCATTCTGCTTTCTATACCGATGCCTAACATCTAAGGGAAGAGCATGCCAAAGAAATGTTGATAGTTTAGACCTTTCTGGCTTGTATCTCCCAGACTTCACAAGATGAACTGCAATTAAAAATGCTTCATTATGCAACTCGTCCAGTTGCCACTTAGGAAATGATGAAATAAAAGCCAAAGACCACCTTTTAGTCAATTCTGCTATTTCATCTAAGTTCATAATATATTATCGTCTATTATTAAACTATTTGATTAAAAACCCCCCTGCCATTTTGAAATGACAAGGGGGTAACAAAAGGTTCTTTTAAGTTTATATATTTTCTTACCAATCTTCATGGCGAGGTAATTTTAAAACTAATCCACTATCTTCACCCTTATCCCATTCAACTTCTAAATCAAACTTTTTAAATGTGTTAAACAAAAACTCTACACTACCATTGAATTGAAAGAATCCCATGTTCCAATCTTTTAACCTGTCTTTTTCTTGATGGTCAAACCATACTTGGTTTTGACCACTTCTCATAACTTTTGCATGTTTGTCATTTGACCAGTCTGCCAAAAGATTGCACCACCACCCGCCATTTTCTTTCTTTCTTAAAAACTTAAATGCTTTTACTAATCTTTGTCTAGTAGTATCTGACCATTCAAAGTTTTTTTGAAATTCTTCTTCAAGTAAATCTTGTTGTAATTGTTCTAATGTTTCTAAATGCTTTTCAACTTGATTACTTTTCTTGAATAGTTCTAAAACATTTTGTAATGCTTCTACTTCTTTTGAGTTATCTTTTACTTTTGTTTTAAATTCTGTATCTACTTTTTGTAACATTGTTTTTTTCCTTTCGTTTGAGTTTGTTATGTCGAGTTCCTTACTCAACTGTGTATACAATAACTATATTTCGTCATAATTCAACTGCATTAAACTTTAATATTGCATTTTTTTTGCATATTTTATAAATATAGGGATTAAATGCACAATAACAGTGTTTTTTATTTAATAAAGTTATATTTTTTTAAGATACAGTTCAATTGATAGCCCCCCAAGTCAAACAATAAAAACTCAGGGGGCTAACGAAAGGATTAAAAGCAATTCTTACTTATGTAATATTTTATCAACTTGAATCTTTCCTGCAACTGTGACTTCCCAAATATTAGCAAGCCTGCCAGAATCTGTTCTTTTAGTTTCTCCAGTTGGTTGAACTAATCTTTTTTTTACTAATGCAACTCTAGCAGGTCTGATTGAATTGCCTGACATATTTAAAAGTTTTTCTAACTCTTGGTCTGTTGAATTATTGTTTGCAATTTCACATAGAACTTTATTTTGTATGCTTAATCCATCAACAGAATTTGCTGCCCAAATTGAAGTTGGCTGCATAACTTTATCAATTCCTTTTGTAGCTATATCAGATTGTGTTTGCATAATTTCTTTAAATGCATTTTTCCAACTCATGCTTCCACCAAACACTTTTGTTGATGCAAAAGTATTTCTTGAAAATCACTTTCATTTTCTACATCAGATAAAATTTGCCTAACGCTTTTTTCAGATTGAGTAATTACACTTCCAATAAATAATGCTTGACTTGCAATGCTTCTTGGAGTTCCTTGAATTACATATTTTTTACAAGTAACACTATCCCAAGTAACATCATTCATTCTTAATCTTTTAGCTTCTCGGTTGAACATGGCTACTGCTGGTCTTTGCTGTATAAAAACTTTTGCAGGCTCTGATGAGTTTTCATATTCGATTGTATAAAGTGCTGTTATCATTTTTGTTTCTCCTTTTTATTTTCTAAGTTTTGATATGGCAATGGCTCATCCATTGGTAAATCTGGTCTGTGAATCATAATAGCCTTACCCCATCCTTCTTTATCAGTAATTGATTCAAATATAAATCTTATTGTTTTAATAATCATACCTTCCTTCTTTTTTTTATTATGTCTGTAGGTGCAATGAAATTTATTTGTAAACCTATTCATCCTCTACCTCACTTCCATAGAATATTTGTTCCAAAATTAAATCTCGCATTTCTGAAAGACCTTCAGGTGCTTTTGAATTCATCCTAATCAAATCGTTTTCTATACGAACATATAAACTTCTCATTTGCTTTAGTAATTCTTTTTTATTCATTTTAATTTCCTTTCGCTGTCTTTTTTCGTTGCAATTTTTGCAAATGTAATTATTAGATTTCTTTCTAACCTTACCGCAAGTCCAACACTTTACTTTCCTTTCTACTTTTTTACTATTCATTATTCTTTCCTTTCGCTACAGGGTGGGCTTATGCCCACCCCTGATTGTTTACTTAATTGCTGCTACCATTTCTAACGCTTGGTCAAGTGTAAGTTTTTCTGCTAGTTTTGTTGCAGGTTCTTTACTTTGTACCCCTGTTTCTAATTCTTTTATGATTCTGAATTTATCTTTTAACTCTACATCTACTAAGATTTCAAAGCCTCCTTGCTCGTGGTTTACATCTAACCAACCTTTAACTCTGATACTAAGAGTTATTAATCCTAATTCAGTGTGCTTATTGTATCTGTGTTGTTCTGAAATTAAGTCTTTTAAATTTGAAACTTCTAATCTATGGCTTTGTTCTAAAGTCCAACTTTCAAGTTCATGGATAGAACCTGCATAAGTAAAACCTTCCATATTTTCATGTATTTTGTTTTCTATGTTTTTTGCAAATGGTTTTACTAATTTATGAATTTCATACCTTTCCTTAATTTTGATTATTATTCTTTCCATATGTTTAACCATTATCAAATTTCTTGCACTATTAATAAATGAATCGAATGCTGGGTATCCTTCACTTTCAGGAGTACCTGCATCATTTATTTCGTGAAGTTCATTAATAAAATTGTTGTACACTTCAGCAAGTTGTTCCCAACTTCTTGCAGTAAATCTTCTTGCAGTTGTTTTGTATATGGGGCAACTCAATTTATATTCAGTTGTTTCAAAATTAAATACAAAAGTATTTTCACATTTATGCCATTTACCTGAGCTTCGCAATCCTCGACACCAAATAATTACACCTTCCATTTTTTGAGGTTCAGCATATTCTTCTCGCATTGATTTCCAAAACTTACTTTGGAGTTCGTCTCTGTCTATATTTGCATCTATATTCTTTTTTACAAAATCTGCAAACCAATAAGTGTCAAATTTCATTGTTTGAGAATGGTCTTTAAAATCTATTTCTGTGTCAAAGCAATGTCCGTTGAGACTTTTTAAAACTTTTACACAATCTGCATCTTCATGGTCTGTTTTGCATTGAGTTACTGCTTGATTCACTTCACCCCATAAAAAGCATGAGTATTCAAAAGTTTGAAGTAGTTCCCCTACTGTACGAATTTCCTCATTGTCTATTGTTAGTCCGTTGCTGCGTAGTGTTGATTGTGTTGCTGTTGCTGTTGTAGTCATTGTTCTGTTTCCTTTCGTTTTGCCTTTCGGCTTGTTTGTTAATGTCAATTCCTTATTGACTTGAGATAAGTATAATCGGACAATATTACATTGTGCAACACCCTTATTGAGTATTTTTGCATATTTTTTTTACAATCGCCTTTAATTGCTTTTAAACATAGATATGGTTATGAAAAAAGCAGAAGTTTTTTAACACTTCTGCCTTAATCACCTGCTTCCCTCCCCCTTAATCTTGTGTATATATACCACCAGATTCTAATGCTTGCCTCGCAATACGCTCAATTTTCCAATAGCCATCTTGGATAGATAATAACCTTATTCTATTCAACTCGATTATCAGTCTTTCATTAATTTGTTTTTGTGAAAGCATGTATGTATTAGGCTCAACCATATTTTCACTAAGCCTGTAGTGCTTGTATTTATTTTTTGTAAAAGATTCAAATACATATCCTTTTCTTTTTAAAAGTTCAAATGCATTTGTAATTTGACTTTGAGTTAAATCTAATTCAGTAGAAATTTCTGCTCGGCTGTGATGCTTGCCATCACTAAAAAACTTTAGCATCTTTTTACACTTTTGAGAATCTGTATGGTGTTTAACTTGCATTAGAAAATCTCCTTCTATAAACCATTACTTGTTGACAAAAAGTTTTTGACCATGTACTAAAATTTTCTAAGTCATTTGTATCTGAAAGAAAGTTAAATTTATCTTTAAACTTTTTGCCCCAAAGTTTTCTTTCCTCTGCTGGCCATTCAGAAACTTTTCTATAAGCATTGTTTTTATCTCTTTCAACAATCTTAGCATAGTTATCCCATTCTTCTTTTTCTCTATCATATTTATCCGATTGTGAATCAGATTCATTTAAAGGAATCCCCTGATGTCCTGCTCTAACTTGCTTGAATGCTTCTTTCACCCATTTAGGTTTTGGATTGTCTGCGTTGTATCTACCATACACAACACGCAATGCCTCCCTATACCATTCTGGATTTAACATTCCAAACTCTTGCTTCCAAGTGTTAAGTTGTTCTCCTGTAACATTCCATTTAGGAAATAGACCTTGCATAATTTTTAGACTTGTATTCCATTCAATATTTTTATCTATATTTGTCATCTGTTATAACCTATAAATTCAATTGCAAACATTGCTCCCATTGCATAAAAAAAACCTTTGCAACAACAAATGAACGCTAACCCAAAAACATACCCTAAAGAATAACTTGCTTGATTTTTATTTTCTTTTTCCATTATATTAAATCCTCAACTTTTAATTCTATTTCATGTATATCAACAACTGATTCTAAAAAGTCTACACCTTTTATAATCAATGTTCCAATTTCATCACCAGAATCATTGAATAATTCTATCGTGCTTTTTGCCCAGCAAACTTTAACATCTGCTCCAGAAGGTGCTTCAAGTGTAGAATTATCTCTACCCCTGACTTCACAAGATGGAGGTGTATATTCAACTTCTATTTCAGCATTAAGTTTACTTGAGTATTCTTTGCCTTGAATTTTTAAATAACATTCTTCAATTTCTATTTCAGTATTAAACATCATCTTTATGTTCCTCCTTTGCATTATCCCAACCACTAGTTTCTTTTGTTTTTCTTGAGTTCCATACTGATGGGTCAACCAAATGGCAATCTTCTCTCAACCAAAGATGAGGAAGTTTAAAATAATTACCCCTCCCTTCATGTGAGTCATAATAAAGTTTAAATCTATCCGCTAATAGTTTTGCACAATCCATTACAGATTGACCACTTTTTACACCTATGTCAAGAACCCTGCAAATTTCAATTTTCGTTTGCTGTGGGTTGTGGTATCTACTTTTAGGAATTGATTCAACAACTAAATCCATAGCCTGATTTTTTCTTCTTGAATCTATACTTAGATTATAGTTATTATTATTAGTTACAATAACAGATTCATCTTCATTTTCATATTCAAGGGCTGTTGTAACTTTGTTATCTACTTTGTTATCACTTTTGTTATAACGGCTAAGCATTCCTTTTCTACCTGCTTCAGATTTTTGTAGCCTAAGTTTTTCATCTGCTACCATTCTTCTTGAATACATTGTTCCAGAATCATCGACAGAAAAAACTCCACATGCATTTAATTCATCAAGCAGTATTTGAACTTGTTCACGCTCACCGCCTACCATTCTTGCAAGAAGCACTGCTGTAACTGGTGTTCCATTACCAACACTCAGATAACCCCTTACAGGGCTTTCATACATTAGGCATAGCATATCTATCCAAAGTCCTCTAGCCTCTAAAGACAGACACCTGACAGCAGGGTCTTTAAGCCAGTCACCTGTATAAAATAATATAGCAGGCATTTTATTTTTAGAATTTTTTTTAGACACTTTCAAATCCTTTCTTTGTGTCAAATTATTTCCTAACAGCAGGGGGATTTATCCCCCCACCAGAAAGGAAAAAGTTAAGAGGTTACAAAATTAAAATGGCATATCATCAAAATCTTCTGAAGATGCCACTGGAACTTTAGCAGATTTATTATCAACCTGCATTTCTATATAAGAAGTTATCTGATTCTTTTCAGGATATTTTTCTGTTGCAGGTCTTAAGTCAACAAAGGCTCTCAGAGTTTTTCCTACAAGTAGATGCTCTTCTAATGTACCATCAAATGCTAATCCAACAGACTTACATATAGTTTTTAATTTCCAAAGCCCATTAGGATTAACTATATAATCATAAATAGTTACTTTCTGACCTTCATTTGTAAATGCTGTTAGTAAAAGTTCTAACATATCATTACCTGCTTTAGATTTTTTTTGAACTACATTTTCAATTCTTATTTCATATTCTCCTTTTGGTAAACATATGAAATTTTTTTCTTCAACTTTATTTGGGTCAAACATAAAGGTCATTTTATTCCTACTTTCTTTTTCATTGCAGATAACATTTTATCTGCTTGTTCAATTGACAAATCTTCTATTGAGTCTACTCCAGCCTTACTTAAACATTTCTCTACATATTCTTCACCATCAGCAATTGTAGATGAAAATTTATTTATATCTACAATCTGCTTTTCACTTGCAACTTCTAATGCAACAGCATTTCTTTCAAGCTCTTTTACACTGTATCTTTTTGAGAGCTCATCAAAGTTCCATTCAAAAGTTTCACCATCAGGAAAAGATTTTATTCTAGTCTTTGTAACTCTTGCAAATCTTTTTGAAGGTGTTGGTTTATCGAGTTGTAAAACTAAATCAAATATATATGGCAATCTTTTCCAACCATCAAAAGTTGTTCCAATTTTTTTCATATCATCACCATATTCTGGTTTTGCATGTGCAGTTATAATCACATTCATATCCAATCGCATTATCAGATTAACTAATCTTTTCATATGCTTATTTGCTTCTGAATAATGTTTGCCCCATTCATTACCAACTTTTTCTTCCATCCTCTCGATAAGGTCAAAATATAAAGGGCTAATTGGGTCTATCACTAAAGTTTTGTAATCATGTTTTTCAATTGTTAAAGACCTAACTTCTTGTATAACTTCTTCAACATCTGTTGTTTGAAATACTGCACCGCCCGATTGTTTAATTAATTCAGAATAATTATCTGTACCTTTTTCAGAATCAATAATATATGGTGCTGGCATTTGGCAAGATGCTGTTGTTTTTCCTACCCCTGCATCTCCATACATAAAAAGTTTTAACCTTCTTTCAGAATCTGAAGGTTGCTTTGCTCTAAGTGTCATTAAAAATCTCCTTTCAAAATACTTTAATCTTGCTGTACACCATGTACAATTTTTAAACAAGATATAAAGTTAGTTTATAAATTATAACAGTTAATAATCAAGTATGTCTAACGCTTTTTCATATCTCTCAATTAGGCTGCTTGGTATGTTTGCTTTAGTTTCTAAATGATGTTCAATGTCTGCCACTTTTACATCAATAGCATCTTTGTTTCCTGATTTTTTAATATAGTTAATGTACTGAAAATAAGTCATGCTTTTTTTTCTTGTAAGAATTTGAACTGCATCTACTATTAAATCAACATTGAATAATAAATTATCTGGCTCATGACCTAACTGTAAAAGTTTTTCTTTAACTTCTTTTACTTCTGTAGTTCCAAACTTAATTTCTTCAATTTTTGTTTTAAGAGTTTTTGAATTTGTAATTATTTCAGAATCTTCTAAAACATCATGCAAACTTGCTATTGCTGCTTTATAAAAATCGCCTTCATGTTTCCAAAAGTAATCAGCAATTTCCAAAGCATGTTGAGCCATTGGATTGCCTACTTTGTCTGTGATGCCATTAAGACTTATAGTTGCTAATTGATAAAACTCTTCTAATTGTACGGCTGTTTTAGTTATATATTTTTCTACTTCTTTCATTTTTGTTTTCTTACCTTTTTCATTGTTCCATCATCCAAAAAAATGTATTTGTAATCACACGCATTTGTTTTAATTGTTCCATCCTGCTTAAGAATGTATTTGTATTCACACGCATCTATGTCAAACTCTGCACCTGCTACATGCCCCCTATCCTTCCAACTCCAATCGTTTTTAGTAAAAGTTGCCCAATCTTCTGAAACTTCTAAACACTTTTTAAGTGTTGTTTTGGTATCAGAAAAAACTTTTGTTTTGATTGCGTATCGCAATTTGCTAATTTTATTTCTTCTGATTCTTTTTGTATAACTTACATATCTCATCTGTTTGTTTCCTTTCGTTTGTTTGTTTAGTTACTGTTATTTAATTTCCCAAGAACCATTGCTTTCAACAGTAATTGATTTATCCATTAAAGCAGTTCCATTTATGTTTTGCAATTTCAGTTTGCCATTTCGCCAACTCTTGCCAACAGTTTCTTTTAGAAAACCATCGTACTTAATCCATTCACTTGAAACCCAAGTTAGCGAAATTGCTTTATAACCCTTAGATTTAATTTCTTTGTTTACTGCTTTTAGTATTTGTTTCTTTGTCATTGTCTTGTTCCTTTCGTTTGTTTTGTTACTGTCAAACTCGTTGCTTGACTTTTTGTATGATAACAAATCTATCGAGCCTTGCAAGCATTATTCTTTAATAATAACCATTATTTTTTATAATTTTTAAAAAAGCACTTTATTAGGCATTAAACAAGGATTATAAATAAAATTAATTTTTTTAAAGAATATTAACAAAAGGTGGTGTACAGGCACAATGTTTTCCGATACATTACAACAAGTCAAGAATGGTCTTGGCAAAAACGAAAGGAAATTAAAATGAGAAACATAGTAATCAAAACTAAAAGAGAGTCATATATGTACGAAAACTCAATGCAATACATTGCAGTAGATGAGGACACAAGTGAAGTTATTGGTCATGCACATTGGGATAAGTGGCACAAGTGTTATGCCCTTTACATAAATGGTAAAGAATTAGAAATGGAAGAAATTTGTGATGCAAGATTTGGTCATCGAAAAGATGCATTCCAAAAAGATGCACCTGATAATTGTAAACACCCTGACTTTATCGGTATGACAAATCCTGCTTACACTACTAGACATTACTACACAGAATGGACGCAATTTCAACCAACAGTAAAAAGTGTAAAAACAATTCTAAAAGAAATGGCTTCAAAAATTCAAACTAAACAAAACTACTTTTGGAAAGATTGAAAAACAAACAACAACGAAAGGAAATTGAAATGATACGATTAGAAAAAATTAAATGGAACAAGCATAACAATTTTATTTACACTTCAAAATGTGGTAGATTCACTGTTGACAATGGATTCCAAGATTACATTTCAGCAACAATTAGTGATGAGATACTTTCACTTTCTAAGACAGATTGTTCTTGGAGGAAAGAAAGTAAATGGAGTAATGTAACAGTGAAGTATGCAAAAGAACATTGCCAAATGATTTTTGATTTAATACAAGAAGGAAAAATCTAACGCCTTCTTGGAGTAGGCATTAATGCAGTAAGTGCAAAAAGACTAATAACACTTGGAGCAGGCAAAATAGAAACACCAGCAAATCCATTGTCATAAGAATTTTTTATTTGTTCATTTTGTAAACTTACACTTTTATCTATTGCTAGTTTAACTTTGTCATATGCTTGAAAATATTCTACAAGTTTATCTATAGTCTGCTTTCCAAAAAGAGTACCACCAACAGCAATAACAACTGTGGCTACCATAAGTTTTTTCTTCAGCAAGTTTATTTCTTTTGTTTTACGCTTGCTGTTTTCTTGACACTTTTTTAAATCAGTCTTGGTATTTTTTTTATGACAATCACAATTACAGTTATCCATCTAAATCAACTCTTTCTAAAATCATTGCTATAGGAATTTTTGTCAAGTGGCCGCAAACATCTTTTTCAATTGAATCAACAATTGATACATGAGTTTCACATTCATAAATTAAAAATCCAACACTCTGCATAATGGGAGGGCTTTCTTTTGCAAGTTCTTTTATCTCACTATAATCTTGCCAATTGCAATCACCAATACTTTGTGCATCTATCCAATTAATTTTAACTACTTTCATAAATCTAAATCAACAAGTTCTGCTGTCCAACTATCTTTTGGAATCCTATCTGGTCTACCAACTTTTGCTGTACCAAAACATGCTGCTCTTCCCCATTGCTGAGTATCAAATCTATAAGCATATGAAGGTAGTTTTTCAAAAGCCATCATTCCAGTATTCACATAATAAAAAGGTAGTTTAACTCTTGCTGTCCTTTTGCATTGAGTTACAGGTTGTGGCCTGTGAGTATGTCCTCTAACAACTAATCTATGTGCATGACCACCACATGCCATTGATAATTGTATGGCTTCTAACTCGTCACTGTTTGCTGATGCACCAAAACCATGATGAAAAATAACTGCACCTAATTGAAAACATTTTCCAAATCTATAAGGCACATGCTTCCACAAATTATATTCATCTGCTACCCCATGCATTTTTCTAGGATTGCATAAATCTCTTAGTGCTTTTGGTGTTCGCCTAGGGTCTGGTCGTTGTATGTTATCATCATGGTTGCCGTCAAGCATTACAAGTTTACAATCTTCTGGCAAAGCCAGTCTAATTCTTTTTAACATATCAGCAGCAATAAGAAACTCATCATGCAATGAAACTTGGTCATCGTCATCTGATAAATGCACCGAAGAAGCAGAAGCATCTACCACATCACCTAAATGCACAAAGACCTGTGGCTTTCTTATGTGAAGTTCTTCAATTAGTTTCGACAAAGCTCTTTCGCTTTGATGTGGACAATGTGTACAACTTATAGCACAAAACTTTACTTGTTCACTCATGTAACTGTTAGTGTTCGCCCACTATCTACAATGAACTTACCACCACCCCTTATAGTTATTGATGGACTTGCTGTATTATTCCAAGCACCTACTTCTGTTCTTGGGTCAAAAAATCCATTCCTCCACAAAAGAATATCTTCAGTAGTAATTGAAGCATTAGAATTGTTTTTAAAATTCAGACTGCCATTAAATATATTAATGTCTGCTCCAGTTTCTAATCCTAAAAAATTAACAGTTGAATTATCAACAATATAACTTGTTCCACTCTGTGCTATATTTCCTGAAGTGCAAAACATTTTTGTATTAACAATAATGAAATCATTACAACCATTATCTAAAGTAATATTTCCATCAATGCTTTTTATACTTGTTGCAGTTCCACTTGTTGTTATCCTTGATGCTTCATCACCTGTAGTAATTAAATTAGAATCTCCAACTATATCTACATTACCACTAGTTCTATTTATGTAACAGTTAAAAGAAACTGCACCAGTATATTTACATCCTTCAGGACAATTTGAAATGTATACACTTTGCTTAGTTAATGTGTACGCTGACAAATTAAATATACCTGACTTTTTATTAATCACTAACTTTTTGTCATCAACTAAAGTTCTATCTCCATCTGCACGAATTGTTATAGCAGTTGATGAAGTGCCTATATTTCCTGTATAACCTTCACTAACAAACATTGAATCACAATTGATAGTTCCAGACAGAACATCTACACTTCCAGAATTAAAATATACATAATCATTATTAGTTGGAACTGCAAAAGAGCCATCAGTTTCTTTAATCCAATTCCTAGCAGTATCTGCATCTGTTCCTGCTGCACCTGTCCAATAAAATACTTCTGCTTCTTTTACAACTAATTTAGGTCTATCACTTGCACTTGAATTATCAACTGAATAAAAAATAGAATTACCAATATCACTTGTGTTTGTGTCTGTTTTGTCAAAGCAAAGAATCATATCAAGTTCATCACCTCTTCTTACAACGCTATCTACAACTAAATCATTTATATCTAAAACTGCATTGCCAACAGAGTTCCCAACACTTACAGAATACATTGGCTCTGTCTGTGCAGAATCTGCTTCACCACCATCTGACCAAGAAGTTGAACCATCATAAGTTGACCATGTGGCTGTTGCTGTGTTAGTTGCAGTTTGTGTATTCCTGCACAACTTCATTGTTCTAGTTGTTGTTCCAAAAGTATTTTGTTCAGTTAGAGTTAGAACTGAAGATACTATTCTTGATGGATAAGTAAAAGAGCTTGTACTAAATTGAAGCAAACCATGCCTTCTATTTCCTCCTGAAAACTGACCAACTCTCAAAAGTACAGAAGTACCATAATTTGTTGTTGCTTGGTCTTGTCTTAAAAAAGTATCACCAGTTGGATTTAATGTTGTAGTTACTGCCATTATTAAGTTACCGTTATGCTTCTTGAATTGTCTGGAACAAAAACTCCTTGAAAAGAATTTATTGGATTTGTCCAAGTTGTATTACTCAATCCATTCCTTTCATCAATCATTCCTCCAGAATAAATAGAAGTGTTAGTAATTGTATGTGTTGGTGTATTGCAGCCTCTTAGGTCAAAGTATCCACCATATACAGTTAAAGTAGTTAGAGTTGCTGTAGATGTTGGTTGATATTTCAGAATGCCTTTGTAAAGATTAACTGTATTAGTTGTTCCACCAGCATTAGCCATAGTTACTACACCACCGTATTGGGTTATGCTATCCAACTCTTCATAAGAAACAACTCTGCCTGCATCAATTGTTATATCTGCTGCACTAACATTTGAACCTGCTTCAATTTCAAGCCTTGCACTTTTGCATCCAATCATATCTATTGCACCAGACACCGATGTATTAGATTGGATTAAAACAGTTCCTGAACCACCTGTGATTCTCATTGTTGTAATAGTTGAATCATCTAAAGTTAATGCTGGATTATCACCTGATGTTGCTTGTACATTTATAGTTGTATAAGTTCCTTCTAAAATTACTGTTCCAGATTTATTTGCATAATCAATAGTAGTTGCATTGGTGGTAATTTTTACTGCACTGCCTGACCACTTTGTGCCAAAATTTATACTGTTAAGATTTACTGCTGATGTCGGGCCAGTAGTTACATCATTGCTACCACTAACAAAATAAACATCATCTCCATTTGTAGGCAAAGCCCCAGTAGACCAACTTGCTGCTGTATTCCAGTTTCCATCTGCACCAATCCATGTTAATGTTGCCATTTATTCACCACTTTCCTTTTGGACATCTCTCTGATTTCAACTTTACTTTTGCTGCACAAAAACAGCCGCAACTATTGCAAACTCCAAAATCATAATGTTCACATTTTAAACACAAGTCTTTCCTATCTATTATCGTAGATTGGTCACAAGCATCTATTCCAAGTTCTGATTTAAGTAAACCTATCCCACCATCTATGAAACGCTTTAATTTTTTAGCACTACAAGATGTACAACCAGATTTTTTTGTAACTATATTTTCTGTAGGTTCTTTATTACCAATAATAGAATAATCTGTAATTACTGGTTTATCTGTTAAATCTAAACTTACTAAGTATTCTTTATCTTTGTATTCATAACTCAATTCATGCTTCATGATATTGCCACCGTCACACTATTAATTTCACTTCCCACACCAGTGGTTGACCAAGTACCACCTAGCTCACCGCTAAGACATCTGTATAAATCCCAAGAACCAGAAGTTGTTCTTTGTATTAATCCGCTTTGTGCAGTCCATCTATATTCTGTAGCAGTACCACAACTTGATATAGTGGGGTCAACTTCAAACATCATATCAGTTTGAAAACCAATTTTATCTGGATAAGTAAAATTAACTTGTACACTAGAACCATCACTAACTTCTGTTTCTGCTACTGGTATATAATCTGCAACTAATCTTGAATCACCATCTGTTGCAGAAATTCCTAAAGACCATGATTCTGTATCATGTGATTGGGCATTTATTTTAGTAGTAGAATCATCTAACTCATCACAACTGCCAATTGTATATTTCCATATTTGATTTGATACTGCACTAACTTTTACATATAACCTTAAGATAACAGCACTAACATTTACTTCTATTGTTGCCTTTTTAATCTTCCTTGTAGTAGGATTGCATGAGCCACCAAAGGTTCTATCAGAATCCCAAGAAACACTAAAACCAGTTCTAACAGTTACATCAGGAACTAATCTTTTTGTTGGAGCGTTCCAACTAACTGTTTTATTACTATAACCAGCAGAACCACTATAGGATTGACAAACATAAGAAAAATCATATGCTCCAGTAGAACAAGTTGCAGAACAATCTGCTGAAGTCCAAACACTAGAAGCATAATCACAATTAGGTGAACCACCATCACCATTTGTTTCACAACTGCCTGTAAATGTTTCTTCTTCACTTGATGAACATGAACTCTTCCCAGAATCAGGATACTCAAAATCAGCAGCAACAGTTGTACTTATTGTAAAATCACAATTACCACCATCCATAGTTGATGGGCAAATGTCTGCTGTGTATGTTGTACAGGTATATGCAGTAGGTAAAGTTTTATTTACTTCAACCCAATCTGGTTCACCACAATCCAAGCAACATGATTTTCTATGAGCAGTCATACTAACTATCCGTTACTATTGTTTTTACAACATCATCACCAAATACTACTTTCAAATCACCGCTTGTAGTATCGACAAATATTTTTGCTACTCCACTTTCATGTGCTGGCTCTGTAACACCATCTGTTACTTGTACACTATCAAAGTTGCATGAGCCATCATTTTCATTTGTATTTCCAAAAACATATCTTGCAACAGTTTCAACACTTCTACCCCCAACTCTATTCATTACAACTATTGGCAAAACATTAGGAGTAACTTCACTTGAACCTGTTGCATAACCTCCACCTAAACATTGCAAGTTATAGCCGCTTGGATAATCTAATGAACCAAGGTTTACACCTACAGAGCCTCTGCTTGCTGTGTTAGCAATCTCTAATAAATTTATTGCTGCATAATCATACTCATCAGTATCACCAGTTGATGTTCTACCATTAGTTACAACAGCAACTGTATTATCATCTTTTAAATAAACTTCCGTCCAAGCATATTTGTATCTATTATCACCAATACATTTTGCTTTATCTATTCTTGCAAGAAAAGGTTTTGTATCTTTATTTAAATTTCTATTACTTGTTTCATCTCTATTCTTTTGTTCAAAAGAATTTAACATAGTCATCATACGCCTCCACAAATCAGGAGTAAGATTACCTAAGCCAGTTGAGATAGATGGATATTGTCCTTTTGTCATGGTGCAAAACTAAAGTCTGTAAGACTTGGAAAAGGTTGTTTAAAAAATATGTCTAATGTAGGTGGTGAGGTATCATTCCAATCTGGTTCACCGCTATCTAATCTATTAGGCACTTGCCTCATATGGCTTTGTGCATCCCAAATAAATGTGTAAGTTACATCCCACTTATTATATTCTTGTCTTTGTACTGACATCCCTTTAAATAAAACGCTGCCTGCATTAAAGCCATAAAAACTTTTTGAGTTTCTTTTTCCTGCTTTAAGTTGAACATCGTTCAAATAAAAGTATGCACCAAAAACAGTTTCACTCAAAGATATTTCAGTTGTTGGAACTGGAACTGTTACAGGCTCTCCTCCTTCATGTACTACTGTTCCACCAGTTATAGCACTTCCAGTTTCTGCACCATTTGCAGGAATAGCAGCACCTGCAACATAACCATCAACCAGTGCTAATCCTGTTGTTAATGAAACTCCATTAAAAGTTCTTGTTGTTTCTGTATCTGTATCATTATCATCTTCACCAACACCATCATCACCAAGAACATCATCTTCACCTTGCTCTTGCTCTCCTCCTGTTGGCGGGTCTAACACTCCACCATCATTAACAGGATTTATTGTTGTGTTATCTGGATTACCTATAAAGGGGTCATCAGAACCACCAGCATCATTCTCTTCAAAAGGCTGTGCATAATTCCAAGTAACTGTGTATGTGTATGCTCTATCATTTACAGGTTGAATTGAATAACTGTTTGCAAAAACTCCTTCTATTTCAGGGTGTCCATCAGAAAACCTTACTCCTCCTGAAAAGTTAATTGCATCAGCAACTGTCAAAACAACAGTAGAATCATCATCATAAACTAAAAAGTTTCTTGATGCAGTAAAACTTCCCTTGTTCCTACTGATGCTTCTACTTCCTATTTGCTCTGTGTATTTAATACTCATGTTAAAGGACTGCCCATTGTGTTAAGTTTTTCTAGTCTATCTACTATTGAATCAAAACCTTTTTTATTTATTTCATTACCCTCTTTTGCAAGTTGTTCTAAATTCTCATTGCTTAAAGTTGATACTGAATTTTCTAGTACATTCGCTGTTACTTCTGAAGATGTCTTAATAGAGTCTGTCAACTTCTCCATGTTCTTTTGTATGCTTACAGATTTTTCTGCAAGCATTTCTGTTTTGCTTACTTGACCAGCAACTTTGATAGTTCCCAAAGCAGATTGCAAACCTTCAATAATTCCTTTTGTAACTATATTAACTTCAACTGGTTCTTCTGCTTCTGTTTTTAAATTCTTAACTGCCTTTTCAAATTGTTCAAGAGTTAATAGTTTTGCATCAACCATTTTTTGCAACTTAGAAACTTCATCATCATAGATTTGTTCTGGTGTCCTTAATGATTCAATAACCCTTTGTGCATCAGCAGCAATTTTTTCATCTGCCTTCTTTTTTTCTTTCATTATTTCTAGTTGCTTTTCTAATTCAACTGCTAAGTTTGCATTCTCAGAAGTTACACCTTTCAAACCTACTTTATATTTTATAGCCTCAGCAGCAGACATTCCAAAAGTATCTATTTGCTCTTGCAGTCTAGTTACTAATTTATCTGCACTTTCTAAATTCTGTGCAAGAACTTTATCAATCTTTTCTGTTTCTTCTTTTACTTTTTCAACTGAATCTTGAATGCCTTTTTTAATCCCATCTCCAACACCTTCACCTGCTGATTTACCAGAACCAAACAAAACTTCATACTGAGCCTTTACACCAGAAGCAAGACCAGTAGTAACTGCATGAACCCCTTCTTTAGAATCTTCCTCCATATTTATAAACAAGGATTTTGAAAGAGCCATTAAATCATCTTTTGTATCAAAAAAGAAATCACTGATGCTATCTAATCCTGAAGTGTCCATAAATATACTAAGCACTGCTTTGAAAGCATCAAACAAAAAACCAAGAGCTAATATTAAACCGCCTATTGCACCAACCACTACACCAGCTATAAATTGTGATATTGCTTGAATTGCATTAAAGAGAAACTTTACAACTCCAACAACAAGTAAAAGTATTGCATTTAGTCCTAATAGTATGCCATTCCAAATTTGTGTTGTTAAAGCAACTTTATTTGTTTCAATACTTAATTCATTTATGCCTGCTGTAAGAGCTGCAACAAAACCTGTAGCAGACTGTGTAGCCTCTCTTAGAGTAACATCTAATTCATCTCCTATTGCTAATGCTAAACCAGATATTGCTGATTGCAATTTAATAACATCACCTGATAAATTGTCAAGACTTATTTTAGCCATCAAGTCTGTTGTTCCAGCAGCATTATTTAATTCTTCTTCTAGTATTTTTACTTCCTTAGAAACATCTTGTAAAACTCCTGCTGCTGTTACTGCTCTTGCTCCAAAAGTTTCAAAGTTTTTTATTACTCCTTTTTGAGTACTCATAAATTCAAAAAATGCTTGAGTACCTCCCTTGCTAATTGCAGGCCCAAGTTCTAGCATTATCTTTCTTAATGCAGTACCGCCAAGAGTAGATTTTAAACCTGCATCTGCAAGTTTGCCAAGCATTGCACTTGTTTCTTCTATACTAAATCCAAGTTGCTTTGCAACAGGTGCAACAAACTTCATGCCTTCACCAAGTTCTGCAACAGTTGTATTTGTTTTTGATGCAGCCATTCCAAGAACATCTGCAACTCTTACTGCTTCACTTGCTTCTAATCCAAACGCTCTAACACCAACTGCAATAATATCTGATGCTTCTGCCATCTCCATACCAGTGGCATTTGCTAAATCAGAAACTGCTTTAACTGATGCTTCAATTTCACTTGTACTAAAACCTGCTCTTGCTAAATTAGCCTGTGCATTTGCAATTTCTGTTGCAGTGTTTGCAGTTGTTGCTCCAAGTAATTTTGCTTGCTCAGTTAATCTTTTAAAATCGCTATTAGTAATACCAAGCATGACAGACTTAACTTCTGACATTGCTTTACCAAATTCCATGAACTGACTAATTACACTCGACAATGCTCTTCTTAATAAAGCAACTCCTGCTGTTAATCCACCAAAAGCAACAAGAGCCATTCCAACAGGGGATTTAGCAAACTTTCCAAATGAACCTAGCATTCCTCTGGCTTTGTTCAATCCTTTTTGCAAACCTATAGTGTTTGCTTTTACATTAATAAAAAGACTGCCAACTGTTCCACCACTAGCCATTGTTCTTTTCCTTTTGCTTTTGTGCCATCATTCTCATTACATTTTTCATTTCATCTTCTGCCATTACTGTTGATTCTTTTTTATAGAATGGCATGAAATCCTCTGGCTTAAATGATTTACTATGCTTAGCCCTATTACAATTTGCAATAGTGCTTGCAATTATTCCTGCTGGAACATCATGTTCTCTGAGACTGCCAAAAGGTTCAAGCGAGTAGTAACCCGCCCATTCTGAAAGTTCTTTAGAATCTATTGTTAGGAGTAACTGTCTTACAGTCATTCCAAGTTCTTTTGCTAGCAAAAAGTAGAACTTTCTTTCAGGGCGGGCTTTTAGTTTCCCGCTAATTCATCGACAGCATCAGCAGACAATCCATTCAATTCTTGAGCTTTTGAGAAACATAGGTCTAACATCTTAGAAGATTTTTTTCCAAGTGCTTCAATATCTCTAGCATCAAAAAGGCGTTGACCTTTTTCATTACAGATACAAAGAACACATAATCTTGCTCTGATGTTTTTAAGATTCATTTCTTTACCCTTCTTGCTTACACAAGAAGATTCAAACTCATCTCTTTCTTGACCACTCATAGTTCTAATCCAAACAGAGCCTTGCCAAAGTTCACAATGAACTTCTTCTCTTGGTAAATCGTCTGAATTAAGAATTGATTTTTTGTCTAACATTTTTTATTCCTTATTAGAATGTAATTGCTCCAGTAATTTTCATGCCTACACTTAAAGTTAGTTTATCATCTAATGTTGCTGTTGGAGCAAATGAAGTTATGATTCCTGAGAATGTGCAAGTTGTTGAATCACTCCATGCAATACTTACTGCTTTTGCTGCTCCATCTATGTCTGCTTCAAGTGCTTGATGGTCTGTTCCTGAAGGGTCATATGCCACCTCAAAAGAACATTCACCGCCATCCTTAAGACCACCTATAAAAGTTCTCCAAGATGAATCTAAATCTGATGAATCAATTGTTGTTACTGAAACTGAAACAGCATTGATTGATAGGACATCACCTATTAATTGACTGTCTATTGTTAGTGTTGTACCGTTGGAAGTTACTGCACCCATTTGGGTATCTCCTTTTTTCTAATTAGCGTTTACTCTGAATACCAAACTATATAACTACTTTCAATAATAGAAACTCCTCTACTATTGCCTATCCTAGAATCTTCTACAATTCCTATATCATTATCGTGAACTAGTGACTTGATTGCTATACCTGCACTAGTACCTGAATAACCATTTAAAGCACTCCTTACTTTTGATGCTAAGTCTTTAGCACCTGAATAAGTTTCTGCAATATTTTCTATACTAAGTTGACATCTTGTTAATGATTGAAAACCACCCAAACCTTGCTGTGGCTCTGTGTCATCTAGCTCATAAACAACAGCAGGAAATGCTGTTCCTTGCTGCCTCATATAAGGAAAAATTCTTGTACTAACTAATGCAGAAACATCTGAATCAGAAGTTAGTATTGTACGAATTGATGCTTCAATTCCTGCCATTAGTTTACTGCCTTTAATTTTCTTAACTGTTTAACCAATGCTCTTCTCCATGTTCTTAATGCTTTTGGAGTACCAACTTCAAAACCAGTTGCAGCCATTTTAGTTGGCTTTATTCTTCCAACACTCTGCCTTTTTGCTCTTTTCCTATAACCACTCTTCTTTAGTCCTCTAAAGTCTTTAATAATTCTTTCTTCAGTTCCTAATTCTAAAAGATGAGCATGAAAACCTTTTTTACCTTTTTCCCTTGAGTAATAAACTGAACCAAGTAACATTGGAGTTTTAAAAGAACCAAATCTTTTAACCTTGCTTGTTACTGACTTTCTAAGATTTCCAGTTTTTCCCTTTGGAGTTCTCTTTCTAACTTCTTTTCTAAACATTGCAGCAGTTTTTGTCATTGCACTTTTTATAACTTTTCTGCTTACTTTTTTTTCAAACTCTTTCAATGCTTTATCAATAGCTTCAACACCAGATATTGCTCCTGCTGTCATTGAACGGTCTACCCTAACATTCTGTGTTGTTATTCGACCGCCAATTGCTTTACTTGAAAAAGTGTCACCTGCCATTAATTAAACTCCTGCTTGCATTGTAAAATCAAAAACTCATTTCTTTCTAAATCATTTATAACAGATTCAATTCCTAAAATCTTACTTCCAAACAACAACCTTTTTTTTGGTGTTGCGTTTGCTGTATATCTCATCATTACCCTATGTGTTATGATTGATGATTGCCCCTCACCTACACTTTGTTCATTACCTGAAACTGGTTCAACCATTGCCCATACTGTTTCATCAGTAGACCATGAATGAGTTGGCTCTCCATAAGTATCAACAGAAGAACTTTCAGTTTGTATAGATACTCTATGTCTTAGACTTGCAGCCCTCATTAATAAACCTCTGGAACTTCATTTGTAGCAATAAGCATTTGTATACCTAATGGCAAATCATTAACTTTTTCTACACTTGTTGCTTCTCTGTTTTCATAATAACTACCAACTAAAAGTCTTATTGCTAATCTTATTGATTCAGGAACATCTGTTGTGTTTGCACCATAACCAGCAGTATAAACAATGGTAACTGCATTAGGCTGGCTTCTTGTATCAGGGTAAACAACATTGTACGCAGGAACTATACTTGCTGGCTCTATCTGGTTATCTAATGTATAGTTTCCAGAAGATAGTGTTTGTGTTGCTCCATCCGTATCAACATATTGAATACTTGTAACTGAAATTGCAGGTGGTCTAGGCAATCTGAAATCATTTACAAAAGTATCATAACTAAGAGTTATAGTTTGAGTAATAAATGCTCTTCTCATTAATACTTCTAATGTTTGCCTAGCAACTGTTATGTAATTTCCAATCAGTGTATCTTCATCACTGCCACTTATTCTTAATTGGCTCTTTGCCTCTGCAACAGTAACTGGCTCAATTGATGGTGGTGTTGTTACTTTAAAACTTTTGTAACTCATTCTTCAACTGCTTGCTCTAAATCTATCGGTTTTGAAACTGCTCTACTTTTGTTTTTACTAACACCATTAACTGCTTTAATTATTTCCCTGTTAATAAGATGTTCTGCATATTCAGAATCAAGTTCTAAAACTGCACCTTTTGTTAAAGACCTGCCATCTTTTGCCATGCCATTTTTTAACACTTCATATTTCATTTTATTTTCCTTAGCCATGTAGGGTAGGCAGGTTTCCCTGCCTACCCATATAAGGCTCTACAAAATGGTTTAACCCATTGTGATAAGTTTTACGGCTTCAGATAATGTAAGTTCACCATCAACACGCATTGTTGATAAAAATCCTGTTTCATCTGTGTTCGCATAAAGTTCATCTAATCGCCTGAAGTTCATATCTTGTCGCATTGCAATATAGTAGTAACTCATATCACCAAACAAGATTGGCTTAAGCCCACTTGTCATTGCTTCACAATCATCATTAACAACAACTGGTCTACCAAGTATAGTATCTGGTTGACCTGCAATTGGGCTAGCTTCCCAAATGTAACTGTTAGTTCCTGAAGAATGCTTTAATTGTCGAATAGCAGAAAGCACTGTTGTGTTCATTAACCAAGTACCATTTCTTCTATAAGATTCTTTAAGACTGTAGAACAAGTCATATAACTCATCAAAAGAAACACTTGTAGCTGAGCTAGCTGTCAATGCTGAAGTTGCTCCATCGGTAATACCTGTTGGCTGACCTGAGCCAGAACCATTCACAAAAGCTGCTGATAATGCCTGAGCAAATCTACGACCAAATGTAACACCCATATAACCTTGTAGGTCTACAACAGAGTCACTGAGCAACTCATTTGATGCAACTGTAAGTGTTGCAAGTTTGTAAGGAGTTAATGTTATTTGATTGAATGAATTGTCTGAAGTTGAGATTGCAGCAGCTTCATTCGTCCAAGATGCTGAGCCTAAAGCATTCTGTGTCGGCAATGTGATTTGACCTTCAACATTGATAACAGTTGCTAAGTCCATAAACTCAATTGCATCATCCATAGTATCAATTACAATTCTTTGCAATGATGCTTGGTCTGCTGAAACCATAGGTGCTAAATAACCACCAGCTGATGCTGTACCTTCATTGAGGTCACGCAGCTCTGAATGAGTCATTCCATGTTTACCTTTTCTAATGTATTTATCAAAAGCATTTCTGTATTCTTCTGAATCTATACCTTTAGATTTTCTTTCTTCAACTTTTTGAGCAACTTCAATTTCTCTTACTTCTTTACCAGCTGAGGTTTTAAGTTCTCTTTCTTCTTTTTCAATTGCTTCAAATCTATCAATGTCAAGTTTTAAAGTATCAGCATCATTTAGCATAGCATCAACTTGTGACCTTTGTTCTGCATCGAGAGTTTCATTAGCATCCATAATTGTTCGAGCATCTGCAATAAGTTTGCAGCGTTGCTCTCGCATGTTTTGCGTTTTTGACATGGTATATGTCCTTCTCTTTTAAATTCTATTTCTTGTGATTACGATATTGCAACGGCAATTTAATAAGCCAACGGGCTTATTAATTTATCGTATGCAAAGAAAAAGAAATAATTTTCTAAATAAATATATATGTTTAAAGCCTAAAAACGCTGATTGTGAAAAAACTTTGCAAAAACAAAAGATAATGTATTGCATTTATAAATATTGGACGATATATTACTAGCAGTTAAGAAACAATAAAACAAACAACGAAAGGAAAAAAAAATGATAAACACGCAAACAATAAGAGAATTTCAAACTAGAAAAGACGAGGCATTCAGAGCTCTTTGTGGATTGTCCTCAGAAACAGTTAGTTACATGTCTTGCTATTGTTATGAAAAAGAATGTGATAGAAATCTTGTTTCTTTTGTAAGTGAAGTTAATACCTGCATAGATATGCTCTATTACTGCAAAGATGAACAAGACTTACTGGAACTAGAAGATAGAGTTGCAAAGTTTGATGCTATGATAAAAAAATATCGTATTTAAACTAGCAGTTAGGAAACAAACAAACAAACAACGAAAGGAAAACAAAATGATAAACAAAAACAAAATAGTTTGGCGATATAAAACAAAGTTTCAACATGACGGCTGTAAAAACGGCTGGCAGTCCTGCGAATGTCATACATGCAAATTAGCAAACACAAACCCGATAAGCCATGACCAAAGCACACTTAGGGGTCAATATGAATACTCATTAGCAACCCTTAATAGTGCAAAGCGTTGTGAATCACAACGAACATATTATTATAAAAAACTTGGTATGGATTTTAAGATTCGCATTGTTCGTGTTGGACATCTAATTTAATTTTCGTATTACTACAATAAAAATACTGCAATAGCACTTGGCACATAAACCGTGTCTGTGCTAATGTAGTATCTTGCCCACAATAACATTTGCCACATTATTGAGTTGCCTTACATAAAAGAAAAACAATACAAGATGATGAAATTGTAATTACTAAAAATGTTGCTAATTCCATAAGCCTTATCTTAGTTTTAAAACTCATTCTTGTTCGGCCAGTCTAAGTCTAATGCTTAAATCTATTTGCTTACCAGCAGCATCTAAATTGCTTTGTTCAACTTCTTTTTCTGCTTGAAACTTTTCTAATGAGCGATGTGCTAATTGAACTGATGCTTGATTGTATGCAGGATTTAAAACAATAGATACATCAAATAATCTAGCACTATTAATTGTTCTTACATTTGCACCATCTCGAACTTCCCAAGAATCATCAACATCATAAAATCCAAACGACATTGAAACTAAATCTCCTCTGTTTAAAAGTTCTACAACATCATTTCCTAAAGTTGTGTTAGGTGGGTCAAGTTCCATCCTTAAACCATAATCATCTTCCCATAGTTTTAAAGTTCCAGAGCCACGCCTACCAAGAACTTTATCACTATCATGGTTGAACAAAGCATGAACTTCATCATTATTTTTAAGTGATTCAGTAAATGCACCTCTTTCAACCTTTTCAACAAACCCACCTAAATCATTTGACAAAGAATTAAAGACTACAGGGTAGCCAACTATTTTTTTACTTGTTGTAACACCATCTTCATTTCTTACTTCAGATAATTTTAAAACATTACAAATTCTAACTTCTTTTTCTTTAACAGTCATTTCATTTTCTTCCTTGTCAAACTCTTCAGATTTTTTTAAAGCCCATCCATATCCAGCACCATCTGGATTAGTGTTATCACCACCCCACAACAGCCAAGCAATAACACCTGCACTTGGATAATCTTCATGTTCTGGATTTGCAGCAGGTGCATCTAAATCAACTCTATGTCTAGCAAAAAAACTTACCATTCTTTTTATAGTTGATTCACTTAGGTTATCTCTATTAGAAATATCTCTGGCTCTTGCAACGCCTACTTCTGTTCCACCTCTATTAAACTCTTCTCTCCACTTCAAACCCTTCTTAGCAAGTCTAGCCATTTCCTCAGTTGGCTTAGTGTCAACATCTCTACTGTATGTACTTCCTGTAGGGTGTTCATCGCCTTCCATGCACCATTCAGTTTTGTGGTTTGCATCAGGTGGCATTTTATGATATCCAACTGGACATTTTCCATTTTCATCAGGAAAAACTCTTTGCTCATTCTTGTTCATTTTGTTTACTCCTTTGAATTAAAAGTTCTGCACTTTCAAAATTTACAAAACTCTTTGCCCAGTTGTTGCAAGTTTCAATTCTCTGTTCTCTTGTTTCTGTATTTGTTATTGCTGCAAAAAATGTTTCAAGCAATTCACTACCAACCTTATGTTCATCTGCTCTAATATATTTGCAACAAGGTTCAAGAATTTGTATAACCTTTTGGCTTAGGTTTTTATCGCTTTGAATTAACCATTCATTATATTCTTCATCTGAAACTTTTTCTGCTTTTCTATTTGAAGCATTTCTAACAATTGCTACTGCTCTTCTAACTGAATCAACTAACCATTCATTAGATTGTTCTTTAGATGGTTCTTGTATATTTCTTTCTTCATCTTCATCTTCATTATGAAAACTTTCATGCTCCATATTGATATCACCAAAATTAAGTGGTTGTATATATCTATCACCAATTGAGCCAATATTGTTTAGGTTTTCTCTTGAACGAATTTCATTAATTGAAAGCCAACCAGTTTCTCTTGCAGTTCTATAAGCGTTATATCTATCAATAGTATTTCCTCTTAATGCTTCCTCTGCTAAAAACTCAGCATAAACTGAACGGTCATTAACTCTAACTAACTTTCTATTTATTTCTTGTTCCCATCGTCTAAGCCATGGCATTATTGTTTGTGACAAGTATTGAATTTGCTGTGATTCTATATTGCTATAAGTAGCATGTGATAAATCTTGAACAATATGTGGAGGCATTCTATACATTCTGCAAATATCAGTTACTGCAAATTGTCTAGCCTCGAGCCATTGACTTTCTGCATGTGGAATTGATAAAGCAGAAAAACTTAAACCTTCTTCAAGAATTGCAGTTCTACCGCTATTGTTACTTGATGAATATAAACCATCCCAAGATTTTCTTAATCTTTTAGAAGCATCTTCAGAAAGTTTTGCAGGGTGAGAAAGAATACCTGAAGGCCTGCTTGAATTTGCAAAGAAACTACCACCGCTTTTTTGCATCGCTTGCATATCACCGATGACTTGCCTAGCATAATTTATTGGTGAATATCCTAAAATCCCATCATGCCCCATACCTCTTAGATGAAAAACTTTTTCACTTGGAAGATTAAAATTACCTGCTCCAGAACTATAGTTATAAACAACTTCACCATCTATAACTTTAACTGACATATTTTCTGGTAATAAAATCCAAAGTGCTATAGGTTGACCTTGCTGATTAAATTCAATTTCTGCAAATGCATTACCGTACAACAGACAATGCAAAGTCATAGTTTCCTTTAAAGTAAATGGTGACATTTCCCCATTAGGTTTTGTATGAAATATTTTTGCTACAGGGTGGTCATCAACAGGCTCTCTAACCATTGCATCAATCTTAGAATAAATTTTAATTGGAAGTGATGCTACATCTTGACTAATCGCCTGCACACATGCCCATACAACTGCTTGTCGCAATGCACTATCTTGAGTTACATTTTCTCCTGAATAACTTTCAGAACCTGTGAAAATTGTTTTCCACCAAGCAGTATCTCGCATATGAGAACGCTCTTCTTTTTGTTCCTTACCACCAAACCAATTTAATATTCCCATTAGAGTATCTCCAAATCTCTGGATTCATAAACACTATCTACTTCATCTGGTGTTGTATCGCAAACAGCAATAGCATTTAATGTTGCAGCAACTCCATCTATTCTTTCTTTAGACCTTCTTTTAGATATTTTTAAATTTCCACTGCTGTCTTGTTCTACCATTACTACGCTAAAATTCCATCTCAATACGGGGTGATTACCATGCCTAAATCTCCCGCTAACTATCATGCTTTCTAGTTTTCGACATGCTGGTGATTGACTACGAAAACCCTGTCCAATGTATGCAACATTATGCCCATCTTCTTGACATTTAAGTGCAAACGATGTTGAATGCCACCTATCGCAAACTATACTTAATATATTATAGTGTTTTGATAATTCATTAATCTTTAAATGAATAGCATCATAATCCACAATGTCACCGCTTGTTGGAATGATTGCATTTCCTCCTTCTTCACTAGACCACATAAGATAAGGAACATTATCATTTCTTTGCCTCTTCAACATATTATCTTCAGGAACAAAAAAGAAAGGTAGTACATCATATCCATCACCCTCTTCTTTTGTCCTAGGAAATACTAATGACAAGCAAGTAAGGTCTAGTGTTGATGACAGGTCAACCCCTGCAAAACACTTTCTACCTTTAAGTTTTTCTAATGAATATCTTTCTTCACATGCTGTATAGTCATCCATGTCAATCCAACTAGTAACATGATTTGTTAATTGGTTTAAGTAAAGTCTTTTAAAACTATTCTGATAACTTGGCAATGCTTTTGCTTTAGCACATTCTGTTTCATAAAAATCAATATCTACAGTATGACCAAGAGCAGGATTCACCTTCTTCCAAACTTCAGGACAATCCCAAGCATCATCTTTTCCTGCACCCCAAAGAGCTGGCAAAAACTCTTTTGCAACTATTGTATTATCTTGAACCTGCTTAGCATAGTTATGCATATCTAACCAAAGAGAAGGCTCAGAAGTTCCTGCTGTTGTAATGCAAATGCAAAGTGGATTTTTCCTAGCACCTTGAGATGTCACAAGTGCTTCATAAAATTCTCTTGCATCAGGCTTAACCCAGCAGTGCAATTCATCCGCTATCACCGATGAACAATTCATGCCATGAGCTGTACCTGAATCTGAACTAATTGCTTTCATCACTGAGCCAGTAGATTCAACCACAATAGAGTTTCTATATATCTTGCAATGTTTAGAAAGGTACTCATCATTCAAAACAAATCTTTTTGCAATGCCAAAAACTATAGATGCTTGGTCACGGCTGCTAGCACTTGTAACTATCTCTGCACCATGCTCATCATCTGAAGTTAAAAGAAATAAACCTAGACCTGCAAGCATATGACTCTTGCCGGCTTTTCTTGGTAGCTCTATTAAACAGTTTCTAATTCTTCTAGTTTTGTCTGGTCTTAACCAACCAAAAATATTACTAACTATTGATTCCTGATAAGGCAATAAATGAAATGGTTGACCTGCCCATTTACCTTTATCATGTTTACAAAACAAACTAAAAAACTTACAGGCTCTTTCTGCTTTTTCTTTTGAGTAAGTACAATCTCCTGCTTGGTCATAGGGGTTGTAATTTGGAAGCATGAGTTTTTGCTCTTGTTCAATCATGTACTAAAATAATTCATCCTTTCATCTGCTTGCTTTGTCCTTTCGTCTGGAACTATTTGAATCCTTGACCTAGCACTTGGAGTTAATCCAAATTCACATAACATATTTTTAAATTGCAAACCAAAGTTTCTTACCATTGAAACATATGGAGTTTGTTGCAAATACTTTGTATTTCCATCATCATCTTTGATTTCAAAAACATCTCCATGCTTATCTAAAAGGTCTTGACTTCTTCTCCAGTTTGCATATGTTTCACAAAGTAAAGATAATGCTAACTTATCTTGAATTGTTAAAACTTGAATGCCTGCAAGCAATGGTGCAAGTTCTTCCCAACAAGCCTTAGAATTACCCTGTATAAAATCAGGCATATCTGGAATGCCAACTTCTACTTCAGGTTCATTTTTATTTATATCGCCTCGCCAACTTCCTCTTAATTTTAACATTGCAGTTGGTGTTGGTTTTGTTCCTCTCTTACCCATAATAATCTCCTGAACTGGTTTGAACTGGTTTGGTATATAACTTATAAGTTTGTTTATAAGTCTATCAAGCACCCCCTACTGCTAAAACTCGTGAAAAATTTTCTCTTGC